CTCATAAATCCTCTTGGCCTTATCGCGGCGAACGGAACGGTTAATACAAGACTTCAACGCATTTATTCAGTGTTTCAATGGGCGGTGGATGGCCGCCGGTTGTCATAAATGGGCAGACTCGAAAATCTGCCTATGTATGGCCGATAAAAAACCCGCCGGAGCGGGTCATGACACCTTCTGTAGTGCTGATGTGCGTGGGTAGTAAAACTTCGGTTTCGCCGTCGACCCTTCCTTCGGATCAACTTTTACGGTGTAACGCGTTTGTTTTTTGTATTCCCACACTTCCGTAATCACACCAGTTTTCGTCTTCCAGCTGCCCGCGGCCTGGCTTGACCACGTAACAACATCTCCTTTCTTAAACTCCATCGCCTTACCCTCTGTCGTTACCCGCTGATGCGGGAGAAATGCTTTGTGGTGGAGTGCTCCGGATTCGAACCGAAATTTTCATGGGTGATCAGTCCATGCAGGCCCAGCCACACCCCATTACAAAACATTCCAGTTACGCACCATTGCCGCTCTCCCTGAGCCCGCCGGGCGTCCGACGCATGGTTTACTGTCGCGCCGTTCGACTGACCGAATCTCCACTTCGCCGCTGGCTAACTTCGCTCAGCTGTCGATGTTTCGTTTCGATGGACTAACAATAGCTAAAGCGATTATTTGAGTCAATCGCCAAAACGATATTTATCATCGATAAAGCGATAATTTACTGAATGTAAAAGCGATATTTTTTTATTTTCTGAAGAAAAAAGTGATAAGGATTTGGTTTTTAGAAGGGGTGAGAAAGAGAGGATGGATCTGCGGACAATAAAAAACCCGCCGGAGCGGGTTATGCGAATCGTTTATAGTCGACTGACTGTCTGAGTAGTACCTTTGCCATGACGTAGAACGCGTCCTCGTCCTCTGGCTCAACGTACCACTTCTCGTAAATGGGGTTGTCGGATATTACTGCCAGACGGTCACGCTGCATCTGAAGTCGCTTAACATGCAGTGTTTTGCCGAAGACGAAGACATATACCCCGTCACCATCAAAATGCGTAACGCCGGTATCAACGAAGATCTGATCACCAGGCGAAATCGTCCCATCCATACTGTCGCCATTCACGGTAATGACTTTAACGTGTGTAGCTGGCCGGTTGCCAAATAAAGCGCGCGCCTGTTCAGTCGTGTATTCGATGGCACGGATAGTTTCAATGAAATCGCTGGTTACCAGTGTTCCTGGCCCAGCACTGGCTTTAACGTCGAGTACATCCACGCGATAAATCCCATTCAGTGAAGGCTTAACCTGGTATAGCGCAGTTGGCTCACGGGCGCCACCGGCAGCCATTTCCCCCTCACCAGTAGAAAGCCATTCAGGACGAACGCCAAGCACAGAGGCAATCTCAACTGTTTTTCGAGAACCTTTAGCATTCTTGAGTAACTTATTTACGCTGGACTGAGCCATGTCGACCTCTTTAGCTAATCGACCCTGTGTATATCCAGCGCTTTCCATTGCCTGCGCTAAGCGCTCCGAGAATCCCATATTCACCTCTGTTAATGACTCCTTTAACTCTATCGCTCAAGCGATTATTTAGCAAAAAATCGCCTATGCGATTGACATTCGCTAAAGTGATAACCATAATCGCTTTAAACTGATAGCTGAGGTGATTATGAAGACCCCAACAGTAGAGAAGAACTCCGCAGTAGAGAAAGCGATCGCCATCGCTGGCAGCCAGAAAGAACTGGCAAAACGTTGCGGCAAAGCTCAGTCCACTATCTGCGACTGGCTTAACGGAAAGAAACGCATCTCCCCAGTTCACGTTCCTGAGCTGGTGAAAGCGGTTGGTGGTGAAATCCAGGCTCATGAATTCCGCCCGGATCTGCCGTCCATCTTTCCACATCCTGACAACCATGCCGCTTAACGGCAGCCTTAACAACGAAAGGGAAAGCAATGCATTCACTTGCGTATCAACAAGGTAACAAATTTACGCCAACGGCGATGATTTACCAGAATCGCCGGGAACCTGATTCCAAGGCGTTAAACATCGATGGGATCCGCGCGGCTGTTCGCGCCTGGGCAGCTGACTGCCGCAGCCGTGAATTTGTCGCGGCGCTGATTGTGGAAGAGTGGCGGGCTACCGGCGGCACCGGGCTGGATATCCCGACTGACTCGCACCGCCAGATGCAGAAGGTGTTTCGCTGGATTGATGGCGATACCGAATACGCCGCCAACAACATTAGCCAGATGGCGCCGGCAATCATGGCCGTTCTGCCGCTGGAGTATCGCCATCGACTTCTTCCTGAGGACAGTTTCATGTCCCGCTTAGCTCGACTTGAGAAGGAAACGAGCGAGGCGAAAGTGGCCGTTGCGATGAACGCCCCGCGTCACCAGAAGCTAAAGGAACTCAGTGAGGGGATTGTAGAGATGTTCCGTGTCGACCCGGACCTGACCGCGCCGCTGATGGCCATGGTCACTTCGATGCTCGGCGTTATGTAACCGGAGAACACCATGAACCACATCGAATTTATCGAGAAGCATGTGCGCGATGAACTGATCAAACAGGGATTCACCGTAGCTGTGGCTCAAGGGGGGGCATTTCAGGCCGTCGATATGTACAAGCGTATGTCACAGGCCAGTCGCAAGGGGAGGATTTTCGATGACGTGTTACGACACGCGAAGCTTTGGGCGGAGAAGCAGCAGGTGCCGTCAGACAAGTTCGAAAAGAAACGCGTTAAGCGTGTGCAGCAGCCAGGTCTGCTCTGAAAAGGCGAAAGCCGCGCTGTTGGTAGCAGCAACGGCTTTCAAGACACTGTGTTACGCCAAGTAACGGGAGTAATTATGGCAGAGAAATTGATGCATAACACGATGTTTTTGCCGCTCAGCCTGGAGAAAGAGAAGGTTAAGCATCTTGATATTCCTAGCGGCCTCAGATCTCAAGGGTGGATTTACGCGCTCAAAAATCCATACATGCCGGGAATCTTCAAAATAGGAATGACAGTAAATGATCCTGAAATACGTGCTGCTCAGATTTCACAGGGCACTGGCATACCGGCGCCATTTGAAGTCCATAGCGCGTACTTTTCCGATAACCCGAGAGGCCATGAACAGGAGTTTCATCAATACCTGTCCAACTGCCGAATCAATCCTGGTCGTGAGTTTTTCAGATGCACTGAAGAAGAAATCGCTGAAGCAGCTGATGCAATCGGTTTAATCAGCCGTAGCGCCACGATAGAGGAACTTGCTGATTCTTATGACGTTATTTGCATTGAGCAGAGCGAACCTTTCTCTTTGCAAGAACTGTTTGACGATCTCGATATATCAGTTTTCGGCTGCCAGTACGCGGCGACAAAAAGGTTGGTAGAAATCGGAAGGGAATATCTGCATCTCGTCAATAGGGGTGGCTGCTCGTTAGCGTTTATGGATGGGAGGGGAATACCTGTCGTCCGTGAGTACATTCAACATCGCGAAGCATACATTGCATCCCAAGAAGCTGCGGGTGTGTATGGTCCGCAGAAACCAGGAGGATTTTGATGGCTCGCTCACGAAACATCAAGCCAGGCTTTTTCACTAACGACGAGCTCGCAGAATGTCAGCCACTGGCTCGCATTCTCTTCGCTGGTCTGTGGACTATCGCCGATAAAGAGGGGCGCTTGGATGACCGCCCTAAGAAAATTAAAGCCATGGTGCTGCCGTTCGATGATGTCGATTGTGATGCTTTATTGCAGCAGCTGCATCAGCATAAATTCATCAATCGCTACCAGGTGAAAGGCGATTCCTACATTCAAGTTTCTAACTGGAAAAAGCACCAGAACCCGCACTGCAAAGAAGCGGCGAGTGAGATACCAGAACCGTCTCAGAACCAAAATTGCACCGAACAAGAACAGTGCAATTCAGATGCAAAAGAGGAAAAGGAAGAAGAGGGAAAGCCTCAAGCAATTGAAAATAATGAAGCACAAGAAAAGCACGGTTCTAGTGAGGTGCAAGAACAGGTTAAGAACAGTTTAAATCCTGCTGATTCCCTTAACCTGATTCCTGATTCCCCTATCCCTGATCCTGATTCCTTGGTTAACACCCAAGCCGCTGACGCGTCTTGCGAAGAGGCCAATGCGGATATTCATGAGATATCGAGTCGGTACGCATTCGAGGGCCAAATCGTTCGGCTGAACCACAAGGACTATCAAGCATGGTTAAACCTGTACCCGCTGATAGACCTGAATTACGAACTTCAGAAGCTGGATATCGAGTTCACGCATGAGAAGCCAAAAAATTGGTTTATCACTGCCAGCCAGAAGCTGAGTTATCAGAACAAGCAAGCGGCAGTACGCGGCAAACCAGCCGCCAAGCCGGATCTGGACTTCAACAACACTGACTGGGCCTATGGGGTGATTCGATGAAATCTCTTGCAGAGCAGATGCGTAACCACGACCGCGAGCAGATGAGCCGCATGGCCCATAACCTGCCAGAGCAGTACCAGGAACGCGCACCGGTCGAGCAGGTGGCGCAGGTCTTCAACAAGCTGTTCAACGAGCTGCGCGCCGCGTTCCCGGCCAGTATGGCGAACTTCCGCACCCAGGACGACCTGAACGAATTCCGCCGTCAGTGGCTGCTGGCGTTTCAGGAGAACGGGATCCACACCATGGCTCAGGTCGATGCCGGCATGCGTGTAGCTCGCCGCCAGGAGCGTCCATTCCTGCCGTCTCCGGGCCAGTTCGTCGCCTGGTGCAAACAGAGCGGCGGCGCGCTGGGTATCACCGTTGACCAGGTGATCGCCGAATACTGGGACTGGCGTAACCGTTCGTTCGAGTTCACTTCCAGTGAGCAATTCCCCTGGTCGCAGCCGGTCATTTACCACATCTGCGTTGAACTGCGCCACCGCAGCACAGAGCGGCAGTTGACTCATGGTGAACTGGCACGCGAGGCGGGCGATCTGCTGGACATATGGGAGAAGCGCGTCACCGAGGGTAAGCCAGTGCCGCCGGTACGCCGGGCAATTGCAGCACCGGCTGCCGAGCATGGTCCGACGCCGATCCAGCTGCTGCTGGCGAAGTACAACCGCAACAAGTCGAACGGGATGGTGTGACATGACCATAACAATCCGTGAGCAGGTGCTGGCAGCCCTGCGTAATAACCCGGGCCTGAACAGCGTCAGACTGGCAGGACTTATCGGTATGGACACCAAAAAGATATCCGGGACGGTGAGCACGTTGCTGGCCGACGGCCTGATCAGCTGTGAAGGAAAATACGGCCAGCGCCTGTACAGCCTTACCAGTTACGGCAAGCGCTACGCCCCTGACACGATACCGGGCATGAGGAATGGCAAGTCGAAGTTAATTCAGCGGACGGACACAAACGTGATCTGCCAGGAGTGCCGCAACAGTCCGGCGATGAGAAGGGTATTGATGGTTTGGGGGAGGGTAGGGGTATGAGCGAATGGAGTGATTATCGCTTGATGGTTAGGACCATGGCGAAGGGTAACGGTGTAACGCTCATCAGCATCGCCAAGCACTGCGGCGTATCGAACAGGAAACTTAATCAGATTCTCCAGGCCGGGCCATCCAAAGAACAGGAAGAGCTCATAGCCGAAGCTCTGGGGTGCGCAGGGTGTGACCTTGCGGAAATCCACAGGCAAATGGGCGAGTTATCAGACAAGTACGGGAGAGCATCAGCATGAAAAAAACATGCGAAGAGCTAGAAGCCAGATGCGCGGCGTTGGCTGCGGAGAATGCGGGGCTGAAGTCAGCGATTGAAAAGCATGCTGACAGTTACATCATGTGCGGATATTGCCGAACTGAGCGCGATGGCAAGAACGACGATGTTTGTGAAGTGCTTGATTCAACCCCAGCCACTGAAGCTTTCCTGGCTGAAGTGCGGGCGCAGGGTGTGGAGATGCTGGCATCTCTGGCTGGTAATGAATGTCAGCGTTACAAGTCAATAAACGACCGTTCCGGCGCGAGAAAGTGGAAAAGTATCGTAATTCTGTGCACGGACTTCGCCGCCCAAATTCGCAAAGGAGTGCAGTCATGACTCGCATCCGTAACTTCGGCTGGAATCGCCTCAAGCTGGCAACCTTGTCTTACGACGAACTCAATCAGCTTGAGGAGCAGGTGAAGCTCGAACACGCCTGCAAAGACGGCATCCACATGTACGACAAAGCAGGCCGCGACAAACTCGATGCCCTTAGCTGGGCTGTATACAACAAGCAGAAAAAGGAGTGCAGTCATGAGCATGAAAACTGATATCAATGAACTCCCGCCTAATATTAGCTGTGGCGTCCGTCGTCGCTGGCACGCTCAGCGTGGGCAACGAAATGGTCGTGGTGGGAGATATCAGCGCCTGCCGTCACGACAGAATTTAAGAAAATGGATTGCAAAGCGCTTGATTGCAGAAGTTTTAGCGGAGGCCGCCCAATGAGCACTACTCTAAAAGAATGGCTCCAGCAGACAATCGCGGAGCTTGAAGAAGAGCGCGATGCTGTGCCTGGCGCAGTAAACGAAGATGCGGCTATGGCGCTCGCTGCGATGAAGCTAGCGCTGGCATCGATCGAAGCGGAGCCTGTGGGTTACTTCGGGAGATTCGACGCGGATGACGAGGAACTGATCGACCAGTGCAGTCCAAGCATAAATGGGGCATTCCCGTTATACACCGCGCCGCCAGCGCCGGTATCTGTGCCCGCTGCGATGGAAATGGATGATGACTTTGACAGCGCGTTTGAACACGGAAAAGCTGTTGGCTGGAACGCCTATCGCGCCGCCATGCTTCAGGGTGTCGATCGACCACAAAACGAACCGCAAAATATTCCGGAAAATATTCCAGCCACACAGTTTAAGCCGGTAGCAGACCTGTACGGCCTAACCTCGCCAACCGGCGGTGAAACATCGTTCACTTTCGATGCTGTTGAAGCTCGCGATTTTATTGATGGCGGGTGGTCATGTCAGGAGTACGTGGAACTTGGACGCTATCAGGAAGCGCTAACGGACCATTCCGAGGATAAGCTCGCTATGGTTGACCATTCCGGTGACTCCAACAATATGGTTGAACCTGTAACGACGGCTTGCAAGTTGCGCGATGCAGTCGAAATCATCCGTAACTCCGGCATAGCAATCGACGCTGAGAAAATCTTTGCAGAGCGTGATGCTCTCAACGCTCCAGACTGCTGGTGCCGAACCTGCCGACCAATAACCCTTACTGACATGCGCTTCGTTGTCTGTCCTGAGTGCGGAAACAAACGCTGCCCGCACGCCAATGACCACCGGAATGCATGCACTGGAAGCAACGATCCAGGACAGGAAGGTAGTGCGTATCCAGCAGCACCGCAGCAGGAGGAGTGATGGAGAGTTTAAACAAGGTAATCATCAATGCTCGCGTGCTTTCATGGAAGAGAGAGTTTGGTCCATTTGTTAAGTGTCCTGAGTGCTTTGGGTTGCTGGCAAAATGCGAACTATGCAAAGGGAAAGGAAAACTTATCCAGGAGGATATTGACGCGTGGAACAACCCGATAGCAAAACTGAAAAGGGATAAGCGATGATGCCTAACCCATTCGACGCAGAAAGGCTGTAAGAAAAAATAGCAAACTATTTTAACTCATTGATATATACACATGTTTTACAATTTAACTGCTTCATTTCCTCTTTCTTGGTGGTACATTCATTTGGCGATGTAAAACCAACAGGAGGTGTTATGAGTATCGATCAACTTTGCATGAAACAAGAGTGTTGGGCATTGGAGATGCTTGGTAGGGTTGGCGCTTTAACACAGTGCCCTCATCATGAGAGCACTTATG